AATATATCGAAGAAAAGATCCCGCCTCGGTCCCTTGGGCCTCCGTCGCGGAGCCCACCCGGGGGAGGGTATCCGGTCATCGGATATCGAATATCCGATTAATTTTTGATGATCACGCGCCCGTACTCGTCGACCTTGTAGCGCTCCGGCTCTGGATGGTGCCGCGCTTTGTGACACTCCCGGCAGAGGCTGACCAGATTGTCGAGGCCTGTCGTGATCGCCAGGTCGTTTATGTTCTCGGGAGTAAGCGGAACGATGTGATGAACCTCCTCTGCTGGACGGTAGAGCCCGCGCTTGAGGCAGTCGACGCAGAGACGGCTGTCTCTCTGCATTGCGGCCTCTCTGGCGGCCTTCCATTGCTTGGTGTGATAGAATCCTCGGGAGAATTCCCTCATCTCTGTATGCCTCTTAAACGCTCGTTTACGCGGAGCCAGTCCTGATATGGTTTGCACTCCGCGACGGTCGACCATCGGTCGCATACTGCCGTGCAATAGACGCACGGGCATGTCTGCAGCTGAGATACTCGCCGGAGATGTTCTCTCCGGTCCTCTTCGGTCATATGAGTTATATCAATGACATCGTCGTCCATGATCTGACCTCCGTCTGTTTAATAAAAAATGGGACCGGGTGAAAGGAGTCTGGAGGAGGAACAATATGAGCGCCCGCTCTTATAAAAAAGCCCCGGTCCCGTGGCGACAGAAAAGAACGACGCCTGCTCTCGTCGTTCTTCTCATGGTTACATAGTAGCGCGGACCATTTGGTCAATTTGGACAATCTTCTATTTTTTCGAAATATCGGAATAATCTTTTCCTGGCATACCAGTAGTCTTTGTACCCGTAGACCTTGAGCGTCGTAATGTTCCAATTACATCGGAGTAGATAATGCCACCGGACGATCGCCTCGATCTCTGGGTCCTCGACCGTGTCCAGCCAGGCCTCGATCTCTTCCGCAATGGATAGGAGTCTCTCCCGCTCTGCCTCGAGCTTTTCCCGGAGCGCGGTCACCCTGAGCGCTGTCTCTTCCGTCTGGGAGTGCGGCATCCGGACGGATACTCTCCCGGCACCGATCACGTTGCCACCGCCGCCGAGATTGGGCGAGTAGAGCGTCCGGATCTCCTCGTCGATCGCTTGGATCCTCGAGGCTATGGAGTAGTACTCTTCAAGCGTCGCTCTGTTCATTCGTCGCGGATCTCCTGCAGGGACTCTTCGATCGTGTCGTCGAGTCCGATCGGCGTGTCGTCGCCTGATGGATCTTTCGGCCCTCGGATCACTTTCCGAACCTCCTGTCGAGTTTCTGGAGCGCGAAGGGATCGACCTCCGCGAGCGCGTTTCTGTAGGCCTGAAGCTTGACGTACATGTGCGCCAGCTTGTCCTCCGCGACGATCCGATCAAACTCCTCATGCTCTGCCTGCTTCATCCGGTCCAGGTAGCGCTTGAGCTTGTCCCGATCGGCGTCGAGGTCGAAGGCTTTTTCCTCCCATTTCCCGCCGAACATATCCGGCGGATATTTCTCCTTGAGTCCCTCGATGCGGTCGGAGATCCGTCCGATCTCTTTCCAGATTACGTTCTGCGCTCTGGTGATTGCTTTGTCTGCCCGGCTCATACGACGATGTCCTCCTGAGTCTTTCCAATGGCAGCGGCGACGAGAGAGATCATCTCCTCGGTCATCCGTCCGAGACCGAGAGATCCCTGCACCGCCTGCCTGCTGTAATTGATTTCATCGGCGAGCCGCTGAACCGTCCAGTGTCTCCGCTTCAATTCCTCGCGGATCACGTCCGCCTTGATCGGCGTCCCGTATGTCCGCCCAGGCTTATTCTTCGACATCGTCGTCCTCCTCCCGGGTGAGCGCTGTCACGAGCTTCAGGATCGTGCGCTCGTAGCTCTTCGCCAGTTTATACCAGTGTTTCATTTCCCGCTCCATCGCGTCCCGCTCTTCGCGGACCTGTTTGAGTGTTTCGTAGAGCTGGGCGATCTTTTCTTCGTTATTCATTTCTTTCTGTTCTCCTATCTTTGGTGCCTGCGGAACCTTTGACGGTTCCGGGATATTACATCCGCTCATATGACGACCCGCAGGGTCGCCCTCCATTGCTTGATTCCGTCCGAGCGTTCGATCTGCCGGACGGAGATCAGCTCCTCGTTCCGGATCGTTGCGAGGATCATGTCCGTGAGTTTTCTTCGATAAAATCCTTCGAGATATTCCGTATAAAGACCATCGAGCGGATTTTCGAAGGCGGATGCCTCGAGTGTGATCGGGTACTTTTGGAGGAAGGTGATCGCTTTGGCATCGAGCCGGATCGCCTGCTTTTTGCGAGCGGTGATCTCTGCCCGGATGCGAGCGCTCTCGGCCTTCCATGGCGGGCGGCGTCTCATTCGTCATCCTCCTCATCTTCCTCGAATCGAGAGCGGATTCTCTCGATTATCATCTGCCCGATCTTTGTCTCCTCGAATAGGGACCATGCGAATGCCATCAAGGTGACCGTGAAAGCCCCGAGTAAAGATGCAATCATAATTACAAATACGCAATCAATCATTCTTTTTCCTCCTCTTCTTTCCATGCTTGCAGCAGAGCTCTGAGAGCGTTGTGACGTGCGCAGAGCCCTGGCATCCGGGGATCGCTGTCGTCCGTCTGGGCGATCTCTTCCTCGATGTGGTCCATGAAGTCCCAGATGAAGGGGATCGGGATCGCCTCGATCGTTGGAGCGTCCTCGACCACCATCTCTGCGGTCCGGAGCCCGTCATTGATGCCAACCTCGTATTCCGAGAGAAATCTCTCGTACTTCTCGCGTTTCTCTATTTCCGCGGCGAGTGATCCGACTTTGACCAGTCTCATTCTTCTTTTCTCCCTGCGCTGGCACAATACCAGTCATCCTCCGGCATGTAGTTGTACCATGGGTCGCCGCATTGGCACGGGCATACGTCGTCGGGAAACTCTATCCTGTTGCCGCACTGCTCGTTGTGCGGATCGCTCGGTCTGTGCTTGCAATCCTTGCACCGGATCTGTTCGGCCTTTGCCGCTCGGTATCCGTCCGCGAATCCTGCTTTATAGGCGACGGCATCTCTCTCGAGCTGCTTTGCTACCTTGTCACCTGTCATTCTTCTTCCCTCTCTGCCCGTGCCCATGCATCAAGCAACGCCTGCAATACCATTGCTGCCCAAAACTTGCCGTTACTTCTGACGCGATTCAATGCATGAATCCAATGTCTGATATACTCGACCGGGATTGCCTCGACTGTGGGCTCTTCATCAACCGTCATTATGGTTGATACGATCATGTCATCCAGAGGCGGTATCTCTGACGGATGCGTCGGGTCATCCTGCTTCATCCACTTGATAAGATTCTTTTTCAACGAATCCGCGTTGATGAGTCTCATTCTTCCCTCCCTGCGTATCCGCAATAGAACCACGCTGGCGTTACTGGTGTATTGCATGTCTTTACGTGCCGATACTGTTCCAGTGCCTCGCATTTGTGCCATTCATTACCGTCAAAATCTCGGAACGTTCCATCGTTGCGCTTCCATTTTTTGCAATCCTTGCATCGCACCATTTCTTTCCATCCTCTCGCCGTCGCTTCTCTGTCGTCGGCTTGGCACGTCGCCGGGAAAATATACTCGCCGAAGATCATTCTGTCCTCCCTTGCGTCCATGCCAGGCGGACGCCTGCGCATTCGTCCCGGAAAGCGTCGCTGTTGAGGACGTTATCCTCTTGCTCGAGGAGCCAGTCGACCGGGACTGCGTCGATCGTGGGAGCGCTGTCGATGCGCTCCACTTCGACATAATGGATCTCTATCTCTTTTCCGTCCCTGAGAGTCAGGAATCGGACTGTCCGGATCAGCTTGTCCGCGTCGATGAGTCTCATCTCTCAGACTCCATGCAGGCGATCGCGAGCAGGATGATCATCACGATGTAGATCATTCGCTTTCCTCCTCCTGCGCCTTTTCCCATCCCATAAGGATAAGGTCGCATGCTTCGATGAATTTCGCGGAGCGGAGAGGGCTCTTCGCCTGCTCTTCGATCCATGAGATCGGAATCCGGGGATCCGCTTTCTCGCGGTCCTCGAGCATTTTGTCGACGAAATACTTCACATCTCTGTTGCAGAGTGACTCGCAATATAGAGATATAAATCCGTCCGCTTTGTGGACTTCCATGTCCGGACCGCGGTCGTCATACATCCATTTGCCGCCCCTGAGATTGATCGCCCTGCGTGGATAGATCAGATAATAGTCGTTTCCGTTGACTGATCCCATGAGGCTTTTCGTGTCCTTCTGATCGCGATATTCTGCCCAGGCATCATGCGACAGTTTCGTATATGTTTCATACTCCGGATCTTTCCGGAATTTACTCTCGAGCTCGTTGAGCTTGTCCATGTCTTCCTGTTTCATTGTTCTTCCTCCATTGCTTTCATTTTCCGGGCCTCCGCGATCATATCGGCGAAGGACATCCGCTCCCCAGCTGCAATCTCTTTCTTGCGACGTGCTTCTTCCTCGTAATATCTCGCCTGCCGATATTCTCTCCGGAGTCTGCGGACTCTGCGGGAGAGATCCAGGATCCGCTTTGAGGAAGCCCCGGAGGACTCCGCCTCCGCGAGCTCCTTCTCTGCTTTCCTGATCTCTTGCTCTGCCTCTTCGAACCGGATCATAGATCGAGGTCCTCGGCGGTGTATTCGAAGTTGAGCTTCATGCCGATAAATTGCTCGTCGTCCTTGAAGCACCACGATTCGATCTCCGACCATTCCTCGCCGAATCCGGGGAGCTCCTTATATCTGATCAATAAGAAGCAGAGATGATTCCCTGAATATTTCTTTGTGATCGCTTCGATGCGTCCCTTGATGGGAGCGAGAGCGACCCGCAGGAAGGCCCTCTCTGCGTCGCTGATGATCTGGCGCTCGGCGGAGATGTGCGTCACTGCGCAGAGACTGTCCGCCGGATAACTGCTCATGTAGGACGTCAGGTCCTTCTCTTTTTCGCTGATGTAGCTGTGCCCGTTCCAGCGGAAGGTCATCTTGCGATACGTGACCGCCTCGGGCTGTTTCTGCTTGCTGATGTCGTCGAGCAGGCTGAGCCATGTGTACCGCTGGATCATGAGCGCTTCTCCTCGTCTCCCTCGGTGGGATCATATGTCGAGAAGAGACGGATCTCGTCTCCGTGCTCTCCGCCCGGCTTCATGCCGAGCAGGACCATCATCAATTTCGAGACACCTGCCTTAATGATCATGTCCGAGTCTCCTCCGAGCTCTTCGAGTAAGAGGGGAGCCGGGACTGCGATCGTCTCCGTCTGTGGTTTGCCTTCGGCGCTGAGATCCGGGCAGGCTGTGATCGCGATATTTCCATCGCATAGAGCGAACGAGATGATCGGCTCTCCCTTGTCTTTGTCATGGAGTGCGACGAGCGCTCCGACGATGACCTCGGCAGCAGTGCTGTGATCATCGATTTTCTTGATCTTCATTCTCTTATTCTCCTTTACTGAATGATTTCTTCATTGCCTCAAACTCTGCGATGAGATCCGGGGAGGCTGGCTCCTCCTCCGGGATCTCTCCGCTTTGCTGTCTCTTGTACCAGTCCGGAGTATCTATCCGGACTCCTCCCCGACGTTTCCGGGATGTCCCGTCCCCCTTTGGGGGGATATAGGGGGGAATATTCTTTATTTCTTTTATTTCTTTCTTTCTATTGTGGTCAGCCACTGAGTCAGTCACTGTGTTACTCACTGGGGCAGTTACTGTGTCACCATGTGTTTTTTCGATGCCCGAAAAAGTACTATATACAAGCACTTTTATGATGGTCATCCGGTGGGTGGATTTTCGCTCGATGATGCCGTCCTCTTCGAATCGGCTCAGCCACGTCTTGATCGTCGTCTCGGAGACCTCGGAGTCCGAGGCCATCCGGCGGATCGATGTCGCGAATGACCCGATCGGGACGAGCGTCCCGTCGGACGTATATCCGGCTTTCCAGTTTGCTTTCATGATCATGTAGAGCAGGAGGCCTCTCGCCGTGTTGTTATTCCACCACCTGAGATCCGTGATCGAGCGGCTGACCGTTACGAAGCCGGTCGTCATATTGCTAAGGTTGCTCTGGTGATCGTAACCGTGACGCTGGGCTCATTGGCCCAATACTTGACCACCGAGAGCTCGACGACCTGAGCGTCGTCGACGTATGCCAGACCATTGAGGGCATCCAGAACCGCCTTTGCGATGTTGTCCGCGTCCGGCTTCTTCCTGCAATGCCCGAGAAGCGCCTCTTGCTTCTTCTTCTTGCTCCATGACTTCGGCATCGAGAAGCAGGCGATGATCTGGACATTGAGGTCTCCGCTCGGCGGGATCATGTCCGGATAGCTCTCCCGGAAGGCTTTCTGGATCTCCCACTCGTATTTGATCGTCTTCGTTGGCGTATAGGTCCGGCGAGACCGGGAGTCGAATCTCGGTCTCGCTTTCCCCTGCGGCTCGATCGGGATCACGATGTCGAGTCGATCAGAAAGGCAGATCGTCATTCGTGACCTCGACCTCCGGCTCGTCCTTCTCTTCGAAGATGTAGCGTTTGACCTCGTTCCGCTTCCGTCCGTTGTACTCGCCGATCCGGAGGGCAGCTCTCCCGGTCATGCCTGGGGCCCTCTGCGTAACGTCCCATGGTGTCATCGCGTCGTGCCAGATTGCGGTGCTCTTGGCGAATGCCGCCATCTTCCACTGAACCGAGGGATCGGAATAGAGATTGTCATAGACGTCGATCGAGATCTCTTTTCCCTTTGTGCTCTTTCCTTCGAATGTGAGGACCAGTTTGATCTGCGCGCAGTGTCCGAGCTTTTTACCGGGGACCGGTTTATACTCCGCGCCCGTTGCGCTTTTTACGGTGAACTCATATTCGCCCGCAGGCAGGAGCGGAAAATCTCCGCCGGATGTGTCGCCGCTGAGCGGTGTGTCCCAGATTCCCATCATTTACCTCCTTTTTTACTGAGCTCTTTCTTGAGCGTTTTCATGTTGCTGTCGAGCTGGGTGATGTAATTGTCCGCGAGATCCTCGAGAGTGCCGTTTTCGGCGAGTTTCCCGCGCTTTCGTAAATAGGTGATGACTTCCTCGGCGGAGATGCCCTCGGCGCTCAGATGCCGCAGAAATGCGTCCAGAGCGGATTCTCCGACCTCTTCGACCGGGATGTCCGTCTGCATGTCGATGTTTATCTGATCCTTGACCGGCTGGCGCTTTGCTTTGCGCTCGAAGATGTCCTGCAGGGGCTTGTATTCGAGCGGCATCTCGTCCGGGAGTCCATAGCGATTTTTTGCGTCGAAGGTCGGGCGATGGTTCGCATACATGAGGCGGCGGGCCTGTCCCTTCGCTTTGGTCCTGCCGTTCTCCTCGACGGCCATGATCCGGAAGTTACAGAAGAGCAGGAGGTCGGCCCAGGCTCTTACCTCCGGAGCGATTTTTTTCTGGAGATTGAGCTCCCATCTGTCGAAGGGAGGATCCTCCGGGCTCTCCTGTTTCCGCATGACTGCATGCGCCAGCAGGCAGACGTTTATGCCCTTTGCGATGACCTCGTCGAGGCGATATAAGAAGTCTTTTCTGAATTTCTCGAGGAGCGCTGTGTATCCTTTGCCATAGCCGCCGCCGATCTTCTCGATGCTGTCGACTCCGCTCTCCATGAGGAGCGCCGACTCGCAGAGCGCTTGAGCGCGGTCCGCTGTGTCGATGACGAGCGTCCGGCATACATCCGGATTATCGCGGACGAACATGATCTCGGAGATCAGCATCTCCCATGTCGTCGGCGTGTCGATGCGGGCGACGTCCAGCTGCGCTGTGCCTCCCTCGATGTCGATGAAGAGCGGCTCCGGGAGCTGAGAGGCGAGCGTGCTCTTGCCGATGCCCTCCGAGCCATAGATCACCGCCCGGACCGGAGCCTCGAGCTTTCCTCTGCTGATGTTGAATTTCATTTTGTTTCTGTTCCTCCCTCGACGCTGATCCGGATCGTCGGGATCCAGAACGCGTCATATCCTTCGAATGTGATCGGGTTCTCGGTGCAATATTTGTTAGTATTCCATCCGTACTGAACCGTGTAGTCGTATGTATCGATATCGATCCGACCGCTCGCTCTGTGGAGCCGTGCGACATAATAGCGCCCGTCTTTGGTCGGCGCGTTGCTGATTGGATTCCATCCGAACAGGATCTCCCACGCTGTCATATGTTTGCCTCCGTGCCGTGTCTCGGCTGATATGCCTCGTCTGAGGCGAAGAGCTCGCGGATCATCTCGACGAAGTCTCCCTCGGGGATGTAGATCGAGAAGTCCGCCGTGCGGATGCGGATCTGGTCCTCCTTGGATCCAGGCATCCTGTCGAAATAGATGCGTTTCTTTACGCCGGAGAATGTCTCTCCGACGATGCCGACGTTGCGGATCATCAGAAGGATCCTCCGATCGGCGGGATGAGTCCGACGATGTAGAGGCCAGTCAATACTGCGATGATTGCGCAGAATATAGCAGCGGCCCATGCTTCGATAGTTTCTTTCCGTGTCATTTCGTTCCTCCTTTAATGGCGCGATAGATGTCTCTCTGAAGATCGTTTCTGATTGTGTCGTATGCGGAGCGGATCGGCTCGTCGATGTTTGCCTGTCCGAGTGCGAGGATGATCCCGGAGACGATCTCCTCTCCCAGCGCTTTCTGGCTGAGCTGTCCCTCCGAGATGCGGGCGAGACTCTGCAGGAGCTTCTCCGTGTCTCTCTGCCTGTCCTGCCGGAGAGCATTGATCTCGATCCGAAGGTCGGCGATGTCATCGCGGAGCCGCTGGATGTCCCGGGAGAGATCAGGGGCGGACGTTGCCGCCTGTGCGCTTTCCGGGGCCTCTGGGGCCGTCTTTGCTTCTTCCTTGATGAGATAGACGTCCGGATCGATTCCGGCCTCTGTGAGCGCGGGAATGTACTTCGCCGGGATCTTGCCGCGGATCAATGCATTCGAGAGCATGGATCCCGACTCCGCGATCCGGTAAGAGAGCCAGGTCACGCTCTTGCCGGTGCGGCGCTTGTGGTCTTTGAGCGCTTCCCGAAGCGCGTCCTCGTTGATGGGGAGATATTCCGTCTTTTCTGCCTTTGTCATCGTGCTATGCTTTGACCGGAGTCCCCCACTCCGTTTGCCGCGCATGCCGCGGCTTTTTCTTTTGCAATCCGGGAGAATGAGATCCCGGTCACCTTCTCGACGGATTCCCGGCGGACCTTGCGAGGGCTGACCTCGACGAGTCCGCGATCCTTTTCGTCCTGTTTTGCGGCGCGGAAAACTCTTGCCGCCTGCCGCGTCTCGATGTCCAGGGCTCGCTCGATGTCTTTCTGCCGAACGTAGGGGCTGAGCAGGATATCTTCGACGCTCTTCCTTTTGATCATTTTTCTGTTCCTCCTTTTGTGCTTTTAATCCGTTGGCGCTTTGTCTACCTGATTTTCAAAAAAAATCAGGTTCTTTTCCTCGAGACTGAGCCCGAGGATCTGAGAGATCTTCTCGACTTCGGAGATCCGAAACTCGACAGTGTTATTGATCCGATAGGACAGAGACTGTCTCGAGATTCCGATCATCTCGGCGAGGGCCGTCGCTGTCATCCCTCTGCGGGCGAGTGCGGCCTTTAATTCGTTCTTGTTTGTCATGGTCCTCCTTTCTGGTTGGCGATTCGTCAACCGCTTTTATAGTAACGATACGTTGTCGCGTTGTCAACCATGAATTAAAATAGATTGTGAGGAGGTGACATTATGTCCGATACCATAGGCGATAAAATCAAAAAGAGACGGCTCGCTCTGGGACTCTCTCAGGCTGAGCTTGCAAGACGCGCCGGATACGCTGACAAGAGCGGGATCTCGAAGATCGAGAGCGGAGAGCGGAGTCTTACTCCGGAAAAGATCGAGCTTTTCGCCCGGGCTCTGAATATGAGCCCGACGGATCTCCTCCCCAGTGTCTGGGACGTCCCCCTGCACGACGCTCCTCTGATCATGACCGCTGAGGAGGAGGATCTCATCCGGAAACTCCGCGCTTTGCCGGATGCCGAGCGGGAGCGGATGATTGAATTTACTGAGCTCGCGTTTTCTGTATTCATGAGACGCGCCGAGGAGGGAAAATAATATGCCGGTCTACAAGGATCAAAAACGCGGGACGTACTACGTCCGGATCTCAACGACCGACGCGGTCACCGGTCAGAGGCGGGAGATCTGGAAGCGCGGCTTTGCTCTCCGTCGGGAGGCGGTCGCATGGGAGGCGGAGCAGAAAACGGGAGAGGAGACCTCTCGGACCTCGATCACCTTCCGGGATATGGACGAGCGATACATCCAATACAAAAACCCGCGGAGAGAGACGACTCGGACGCAGGAGCGGGTCCGCGTGTCGAGATATATGTCCGCCTTCGCTGACATGCCGATCGACCGGATCACGAAGCAGATCCTGCTCGACTGGTATCTCGACTTGGGCCGCCGGACCGATATCTCCGTATCGGTGAAGAATTATCTGATCGGCGTCGTGCGCTCTGTTTTCCGTTTTGCAAGCGATTTTTACGGGATGGACAATCCCTCGTCCGGTCTGAAGAAACTCCGCACAGCGGCTCGGACGGCCTCCTGCGACGTCTGGACGGTCGACGAGTTTCGTCAATTTCTCGAGCATGTCCCAGGGGAGGAATATCGGAGACTTTTCGATTTTATGTATTGGACCGGGACCCGACGCGGCGAGGCCCTCGCGGTCCGGCTGGAGGACATCGACCCGGAGAAGCGGACCGTCCGGATCTGGCACCAGATTAAGCACTGGGAGGACGGTTTTCTCCCGCTGAAGACAGACTCCTCGGAGAGGACGCTGAGGATCGAGCCCTCGCTCTGGAGCCGTTTGGAGCCTCTCCTGCGCGAATCTGATCAGGGTCGAGTGTTTCTCTTTGGCGGCGAGAGATCGCTCTCTATAAGCTCTGTAGCGCGTCAGATGGCGGCAGGAATCGCCGGGAGCGGCGTCCGCCGGATTCGTCTCCATGATCTGCGGCACTGCTGGGCGACGAATGCGATCGCAGCAGGAGCGAATATCGTCGCGGTGAGTAAATACTTGGGCCATGCGACCATCCAGCAGACTTTGGAGACGTACACCCATTTACTCCAAAAATCGGACGACGAGCTGATTGAGATCATGAGCGGGCTCGATGGATGAGATCGTCCAACGCTCGTTTACTGCTCGCCACTCGTGCTCGCCGTGTGCTCGCAATTTCTGAAAAATCGATATTTTTCTATCGCATCGGAATGCACAGAAGTGCTTGTTTATGCTGTCTTTTGCATCGTCATGCATTGTATAATAAAATCCCTGTTCCTGCGCTTGCATCAAAAAAGGGCCTATAAAATAGGCCTTTTTCGTTTTGTGCTCGTTCAATGCTCGCATTTTTTACTCGAAACGGCTCGAAAATACTCGAAACGACTCGCAAAAAAGCGGAGATTTCTCTCCGCTCATTCTTCAGACATCGCTCTCCGGAGCGCCGCCTTGATGGCTCCCTGCCTGCTCGCACCGCTCTTGGAGATCCCGTCGAGCCAGTCGAGGATGTCCGCGTCCGTCTTCTTGTTGAGCTTCAGGATGATCTGGCGCGTGTTCTCCTTGTCGTACTTGATCGAGGCCCTCTTTGCCGCTTCACTCTGCATCATTGGCCTCCTCCCAGTCGAGGTCCGTGATCAGATTTTCGAAGTATTCTGCGAATGCCTCGCGGGCTTCTTCCTCGTCCATGTCTTTCGCATCGATCTGCTGATAGACCTCGCTCAGGCTTGAGCGGAAATCGATCAGAGCCGTCCAGTCTCTCCCGCTCTTGTCTGCTGCTTTCTTTGCTTCCTCGTGTTCAATGCGAATCATTGTCATCGTGTTCATGATTATTCCTCCTTTTTCCATCTTATCATGATTTACCAGTTATATTTTGGTGCTCTTCCGAGCTTTGTGAGATATCGATTTATCGTCGCCCGGAGGAATGTCCTCCGCTTGATGTCCTGCTCGCTCTGGAGCTCTCTCTCGAGCTCTCTGATCCGTGCCCTGATTTCTTCCTGTGTCATTTTCTTTCATCCTGCTTTCTTTCGGCGATCCGATGCAGGACCGCTTTGAATTCTTCTTTTGATATTGAGCGGCTCGTTGTTTCGTGAGCGACTCCGGCGATCCGGAGGGACTCCGCGAAGCGGATCGCCTCCCTCTCGCTGATGATCTCGTATTTTTCGCCGCTCTCGGCGATGGTGATCTCGATAACCTTTTTCATGTTCTTTCCTCCTTTTAGTATCTTTCCGGCTTGAAGCTTTCCGCCGTTCTTCCCGTGTGTTCGCAGATGATGTCGACCGCCGTCCAGAGATGGTCGTTTGTTTCCGGGTCGTCGATGTCGAGCGTGCCGTAGCTGATCTCCTCGATCAATGCGAGCGCGTCGAGGATGCTGTCCATCTGGAGCCGTTCCGGATGTCCGTCCTCGTTGACCCATTCGGCCCCGGCGCTCCATGCGTTGTCGCCGATTTCGTAGAATGCGAGGCCGTCGCGTGTATCGTGGTTCCAGTTGTATGTGTGTTTCATGTCTTTGTCCTCCTGCCGTTTTTTTTTGATTCTATTTACATTGTCAATATATACCCATATTGTCAATATGTCAATATATACCGATAAACTTTTTCAAAAAAAAGAACCGGGATCTCTCCCGGCTCCATTTACTTATTAATGATTTCGTTCTGGAATTCATCCCGGACGCGCTTCAGGTCCTCGATGCCGTTCCCGTCGATCATGTGGTTGACGATCGCGTTGAGCGCTCGTGTGACATAGCGGTCCGTCTTCTCGGATGCCTCGACAGTCTTCTCGAGCGTCTGGATCCTCTGCTCGTGATCGTCGAGCCGCTTGATCGGAGTCATCGCCCATTTGATGAAGGCCCAGAGAGCGAGGATCCCGCCCGTGATCCAGATGAGCTGAGACAGGCTGATCGTGATATCACTCTGCATCCGGAGCGTCCTCGCTTTCCTCCGGATCATAGACATAACCGGCATTAGCCGCGTCGATCATGCCCTCGGCGAGGATGTACGCAATCACGCTCCCAGCGCTCATGATGATGCCGCCGATCTGGTTTGCCTCCTGCTCGGATTTTCCGCAGAAGATCAGAATGCCGGTGACGAGTCCGACGACGGCGATCCAGAATTTGCGCGATGATAATTTACGTTTCCAATCCATGATTTTAACCTCTCTTTATCAAATAGGACCCGAGATCGCCCTGCACATAGCCTTCGACGACGTCGCCCGTCGGAGTCTTATATTTGACTTGGAACCACTCGAATCTCTGTTCGTCCTGCTCGTGGCGGTTCGTCAGATGAGTGATCTCCGCATATGATCCCTTGGGCATCGTCGCGAGGATCGCGCCGATCGGCTTCCCGTTGGAGAAGGCCAGCTTCTGCCGGATACGTGCCGGAGCCCGGTCCGGGAAGAAGTAGAGCTTGCCCTTTTCGAGTACCGGCTTCGGGGGAGCGGGCGGCGTGTAGGTGAGACTGTCGACATATTTCAATTTCGCGCCGAGTGTCTGCTCGACCTTGGAGAAGGATCTCAGGACGAACATCACCTCGAGCGGATTGAGCTCTCCCTCCATCCGGTAAACGCCGAGCTTGGAGTCCCAGCTCTTCCCGGTCCGGATCCCGTCCGCGACTTCTACATGGATGTGGTAGCCGGTGACGCCTTGGCCCTTCATACCTTCCTCGTAGATCGGCGTCCCGGTGCCGTATACCTTGCCAACCTGGGGCCGGACATACTTCCGCTCCGAGTGCGTCAGTGCGAGCGTGACGATCCGATCGATGCCGTCCGCACAATGGACCGCCGCCGGGGCTCCCTTGGCGTCGCAGGACATAAAAAAATAGGTACCGTTTCCCCATGGCCCGGCGATCGCTTTCCAATAGCCTTGTGCGAACCAGAAGTCTATATAGGGGTCTGAGCCGACCATATCGAGAGCGTTATTCGGATGCGAGTAGCTCCCGCCGGGGAGCTGGGAGATGCTGACCACTTTCATGCCGAAGCATAGATTATACATATCTTCCCTCCGTTACTTAAGAAAAAAGGCCGGCTTTATTGTCCGGCCTTGCGTGCGGTTTAGCTTTCGTCGTCGCCGTTTACGGTGAACGTAACTGCTGTGCCGTCCGCAACTTCGCTGTTAATATAAATGTTGCAGCCAATCGTTGCGCTTGCGATTGTAACGCCTTCCGGCTGTGTTCCGCTCATTTGCAACAGTGTGTCGCACGAAAGCATATAGTCTTCGATTGGTTCGACATACTGCACCGCCACGGTGGAATTTGTCGCAATTTCGATCGTTCCGTATTTTCCACCAACAAGCGCCCCCCTCAAAGAAAAACGCTCGTTGCTTCCGTTCGTTACGTTCAGCGTTTTAACGCTTACATCACCGCCCCCGCCGCTTTCTGCGTGTGATAATGCTTTCGGATATCCGCTGATTTCGGACATCGTTTCAGGATATGCCATATATTTTTACCTCTTTCTATCAACCGAAAGTGTCCATATATACATATCCGCCTGCGGTTTCGTTGTAAACAAATTTTCTTGATACAGGTGTCTGCGATGTGATATTACCCATGAATACGGCATATGCGTTGTTGTCTTCTGTTCCGTTCTCTGTGCGATAAATAACCATACCATCACCGACCGCCGCAAAGACGGAATCAATCGTTTCAGGTGTTGCTTTAACAAGAAAACTGGTATCAGCAACAACCAGTTCCGCTGGCGTGAATCCGCCGCCGCCACTAATTAATGATAATGCTTTTTCGTATGCCATGTTTTTTTCTCCCTTCGCGCTACAATGCGCGGATTGCGTCGCGGATCGTCTGCTTGACGTCTCCGACCTCCACCGACTGGTAGCGGTCCCGGAGAACGTCCCAATGCGTCGCGACGACTTTCGTCGAGATGTCGATCCCCATGTCGGGGACGACGAAGCGGATCGTGTCGTCCATCGCTACCGGCTCGAGGTTTGCAATGTCTGCATATTCGAGCGTACTCGATAGCGGGATAAACTCTCCGGTGATCGTTGCCTCTGGGAGGCCCTGTCCTGCGACCATAGCAGCCGCCGCTGTGTCCAGCTGCGCCGCCGTTGGTACGCTCTGGAATTGACTGGAAAAATCGACGACGATCGTCCGCTTGTAGGCATATCGATTTCTATGTGCCGACGTTGCGATCGTTGTCCCGTATCTCTGGACGACTCCGCCGGATGTGTAGATCGGGAAGATGCCATTATAGACATCGCCCGAGTCGGTCATCCGCTGGAGCTCTTTCAGATTCTTTCCGTATCGAACCACGACACCGTTGTCCTGCCCGCGTCGTCTGAGGAGACGGAGATCAAATTTGTCCATCTCGATGACGCCGCCGAAGGTATCGATGAGCGATCCCTCCGTCCCGTGCAGGATGTCCCAGACGCTCATGTACTGATACGTCACCGACTTTGATGTCGTGATGTCTGTCGTAAATCGGAAATCGTTTCCCTCGATCAGATTCCCGGCGGTTTTAAACGCTGTGAATACTGCGCCGACGGTAGACGCGGAGATCGACCGCACGAGGCTGTAACGGAGCCTATAGGCGACATGCTGAGCCGAGACGATGATCCGCCCGTCCGCGAGAGATTCCTCCGTGTGGACGATTTCATACGGCTGTCGCTTGAGCCGCTCGTTGGTGTCCGCCACGATGATATTTCCCTCGACCAGCTCCGCCCGGTGCATTGCGTCGAGCGGGGCCGTGAGCGTCAGCGTGTTGCTCTGGTTGCGGACCTCGTCGGCGATGCAGGAGAGCGCCTCCGGCACCGATCCGATTCCGAGCGTGTCGAATGTCCGCGCGGAGCCAGGATAGATGAGCGGGATCATATCAGATAAAACCTCGGAGTGATCTCGAGCGATCCGACTCCCATCCGCCCAGTCCCGGAGACGGTAGTCGATGAGACGAGGGAGATCACATTCTCTCCCGGTGCGAGCGTTGGAAACTCTGTCGTTACCTCTCCGCCTTTTTCCAGAACCGTGTAGCTGTTCGCGTTTACTTTCGTGCCGCCCGGCTCGAGCAGATATGCATCCTCGATGTCACTGTCGACATAGAGCGCGCCCTCGAAGTCTGTCGCCGTCGAGACGGTGATCTCGCCGATCGTGACCGCCGGAGGCGATATCGTGGCACCTGCAGCAGACCCGCTGAAGATCTCGACGAGCGGCTTTGCCGTGTAAGGGGTCGGATTGGTGATCGTTGCCGATGCGGCGACAACCTTCTCCGTCCATGCGTCCGTTGCGTCGTAGCGTGTCCGGACTGTCATGTCAGGGGAGGATGTCGTCACGATGGAGATCTGTCCTCCGGTCCCGAGAGCGCTCACCGCGGCGACGAGATCAAGCTCGGCATGATCGTTGACCCACGACATATAGGGCACGAGCTGGGCCCGTGTGCGCGTCGTGTATGCCGAATCTGAGCGGAGCGCGTATCGGATGGAAACGAGGTCCGGGAAGAGTGACGAGGCCGCGGAGCCCCGGTCGATGATGATCGTCTCTCCCTGTGCTTCGAGTGTCCCCTGCAGAGTGATGTCCGAAGTCAGATATTGACTCCCGTCCGAGTAGATTGGGACGAAGCGGAGCCGCTCCGTGTTCTCCAGAAAACGCTGAGGCTTGCAATTAAAAGACACCGTAAATGTGCCGTGCTGGGCCTTAAATGGATCGACATCAATTCCGCCGATGACGACTCCAATACGATACTCGCCCGGATTGTAATCGTCGGTGATTTCGTGGTATCCGCGTTTTGACATGAGCCACGAGCGGACGTCTGCCATCCGCCCGAGATCATGGAGTGCGCACGGATACGTTACCGTGATATTTTCGAACCTCTTGTTATCGAGGACGAGGTCCCCGGAGCGTCCGGGGATCTGAACAAACTCGTAATCATACGCCGCCGCATTCCAGACGGCCTCGCCTGTGATCATGAGACCATAGTCGGCGGAGCTCTCTCCGTCGATATAGAAAGATCGCAGGATCCTGCTGTTCCCAATCATTTGAGGCCTCTCCCTTCTGCGTTGAGCGTGAGCCTGAGCTCGTTGATCACTGCCCGGGAGAGCGCTCTCGCGTCCTGTCCTGGCTGTTGCACGATGGTGATCGGCGCGTTGATCGTCGGCCCGCTGGACTGCATCCGACGGAATGCATCCGCACCGATGACGATCTCGGGGACGTCGCCGACGCCGATGATGCTCGGCTGGGTGAATAGATAAGGAGTCTGGGCGGCTTTCCGATACCATTCGACTCCGATCTTGGGCATGCCGCTTTCGAACCATGTGAGCGGATTGAGAGATCCCTGCACGGTGAAATGTGGCAGTTTGAGCTTGGGCCATTTGAATTCAAAATTGAATAGGCCCTTGATCTTTTCGATGCCCGAGGACACTGCTTTCTTCGCACCTTCGATGGCGTCCGAGATCGCTTTCTTGATCCCGTCCCATTTTTCTTTTACCGCGGCGAAGACCTCCTCGGCCTTTGCTTTTACCGTGTCCCAATTCTTCCAGAGTGCGATGCCGAGAGCGATCGCCGCTCCGATCGCGAGAGTGAGCGGACCGCCGAGCACTCCGACGATGGATCCAATCGCGCCGATGACTCCGCCGATCGCGCCGGTGACCGTGCCGATAATAGAGATCACCGGACCGATCGCCGCGACGACGAGCGCCGCGGTCACAATGAAGCTTTGCGTATCCTCATCGAGCGACTCCCACCATCCGACGAGCGTCTGGATAACCGGGATCACCGCGTCGACTGCTTTCTGGATCGCGGGCATGATTGCCTCCCCGATCTCATATCCCAATTCCATGAGGTTATTGAGTACGACCTGCCATTGATCCGCCGGGTCCTGCATTGCGGCGAAGGTATCCTCGACGGCTCCGCCTGCCTCGAGAGCGTTTTCTCCGAGAGCCTGAAACGAGAGGGACCCGCTTTTCAGAGCATTGAAGACCTGGTCGCCCGATTTTCCGAAGAGCTCATATGCAGCCGCGAGGCCTTCCGTGTCGCTCTTTCCGTTCTTGATCGAGTCCTCGAGATCAGCCAGAGCTTTGTCCATGCTCACACCGTCCTTGGATGCGTTTTTGAGGGCCTTCGAGAGGCCTCCGAGCACCGCGTTGGTGTCCGCTCCGGACATTTCAATTTGACCCATCAGGACCGCCGCCTGATCGATCGAGAGGCCCATCTCTTGGAACGCTGTGGCGTTTTTCGTGAGCCCGCTCGAGAGAGTGTCAACGGAGATCCCGGTATTCTGTCCGACTTTGGTCAGCGTGTCGAGATACGCTCCCGCATCCTCTGCGCCGAGCCCGAAGGCAGCCAGTGCTTTCTGGGCCGCGTCGACTGAGGCCGTGAGTCCGGTCCCGTTGATCTCTGAAAACTTGATGAATTGCGTCGAGAGATCCTCGAGCGCGTCCCCGGTGAGCCCGAACCTCGTGTTGACTTCGCCGACCGCTTCGCCTGCCGCCGCGAACGACGTCGGGATCGTGTTAGCGATATTTTTCACGCTGTCCTGCATGCCCGCGAGCGCGTCTCCGGTCGCTCCCGTTTTCTGGACCACGATGTCCAGGCCCTCGTCGACCTGTCCCCAGGCGGCGAGCGAGGCCGTCCCGATCGCCACGATCGGAGCGGTGACGCTCTTCGTCATGGAATCGCCGACGCCTTTGATCTTGGCGCCATAATCGGAGACCTCTTTTCCGGCCTGTTTAAGGACCTGACTCGCGACGTTGCCGAAGTCCTTCTGCTCGTCCTTCAGCCGCTTCAGATTCTGCTCTGTAGCGATGATTTCGCGTTGTAGGCCTTTGTACTGGTCGGAGTTTTTGTCGACGCCAGACGCGTCCATTTGAGCCTGTGCGTCCTTGAGCGCTTCCAGACGGGTCGCTGTCTCGTCGACTGCCTTCCCGAGGAGCTCCTGCTTTTGAGATAGCAGCTCCGTGTTTTTCGGGTCGAATTTTAATAGCTTGTTGACGTCCCGGAGGTCCGCCTGCGTTGACCGGATCGACTTGTCGACGGTCCTCAGACTCTTGTCGAGCTGGGTCGTGTCGCCGCCGATCTCGATCGTGATTCCCTTAATTCTTCCGCTTGCCATTTCGTCCTCCGTTTAAAATGCGTCGATGTCTTCCTGCGTCGCCTCTTCGGTCCACTCGGCGGAGTCGTTGATCCGCTCGAAGTAGATGTCGAGCGCCGCGCCGACCGTGATCTCATCGAGATCCCGGAGGCTGAGTCCGATCTGCAGGAATCGTAATAGAACGAGGGCCGTCGATCCCTTCCGGGAGGACGGCCTCACGCGTTTTTTTCTTCAGCTACCTCGACCGTCTGTCCGAGCGATTCCGCCCAGAGACTGACGACGTCGATATAAAAATCCCGGATCGGGAATACATCAAACTGGTCGACCCAGTCGAAGGCATCCGGAGCGATCGTCGGGTCCGCCTGCCGTGCCATCGTATGACAGAGGCAGATGAACAGCTGGATGGCCTCGGCAGCTAGAACCGGCGCCTTCGTTGCTGACTGGATCGTCTGGAAATCTTCGAGGAGATCTCTCCCGTACTGATTACGATAGCGGATCAGCGTCGAAGCTGTCGCCTTCATCCGGACCGGGACTCCGCCGATATTGATCGTCCTTTCCATCTGTCGCCGTTGCCTTTATGCCTTCGTGACGACGGCCTCGAACCACGTCTCGTACTTGGCGGATGTGCTCGGTGCTGTTGCCTTTACAAGGTCGTCGTTGATGCGCGGCATTGCCGTAATATTGACGGTATTCGTCTGCACTGTGATGCCGCTCTCCTTCGTCTGTCCGTTCATTTCCGGACGAGAGATCACGCACCGCAGCAGAGCGAAGCGCTTTCCGGTCTCTGTTCCTCCGGCGAGAGAGAACTGTCCGAGCAGAGCGAATTCTTTCGTCTGATCGGCGCCGGACTCCCAAACGACATCATTCTGGTCTGTTTCAAGTCCGAGGACTGCCGCCTGAAAGGCATCGCCTGCGGCTGTGTCTTCAAACTCGAGGGTCCCAGAATAGCCCTGATTGGCGTCAGAGTGATACCAGACGACGTCGTCGGCGTATTCATCCATAGAGTCGCCGGATGCGCTGAGCGCGATGCTCTTCGCGCCCGGAATCGCAACCGGGGTCGCGTATGTCAGAGCACCGCCCGCCCCTTCGGTCGCGATGGCATAATAGAGATTTTTTAATCCGTATCTGATGCGTCCCATATTACCTCCATCTGATAGAGCACTTGGAACATGTGCTCCGTGTTGATATATGTCTCGTCTTTTGTATAGACGAGATCATACGCGGAAAGAATTTCGTCGACTTTCTGCTCGATCATGAAGTCCTTTTCGCGTGTGTATAGCTCGACGTTGAGCGTCGCGATCCCTGTCCAGCTGATGTCGTCCGCGGCCTCCGGACGCTGGTCCGGGAAGTAGTAGACGGCATATGGAAGAGCCGGAGCCTGTCGCTCCGGGTAGCTGTAATAGGTGATCGGGATCCCGTACGTCTCGAACATTCCGAGCATTTGTCTGAAGTATTCTTTTTTCATTTGATGCTCTCGAGCCTCCTCATGAATCTGCGGACCAGCTCGACGTTGATCTCGGTGTTGACCTTCGCGATGTGCGGATATGCCGAGACGCGTCCGCCGTTCGCTTTGGCGTGTCCGTATTCGAGGAGATGGGCCAGCCGGTAATGTTTCTCGTTATAGATCAGGTAACTGATCTGGTAGCGGCTGACCCGCATCGGCTCCATGGTCCATGATGCACTATAGGCCCCGGTCGGATTCCCGTCCGGAGCGAACCGATTAACTGCTCTTAATTTGTGGACCGCGTCCTCGGCAGTATCGATGATGCAATCGTCGAGGATCTCTCCGACGTCTGCACCATAATCCTCGAGGATCTGGGAGACGGTCGCGGAGAGGTCGACCGGCTGGATCTTCTTCCGTGCCATCAGACGGCCTCCGGTCCCTTGCGCTTGGCGACGTAGAGCTCGAGCTCGTCCGTCCGTCGGTCGTACGTCCGATAGATCTGGTAGATCGTTCCGTTGTATCTCAGAAGCTGTTCGCCTTCATAGTCGTATTTGAATACAACCATGCGATACTCTGGAACGAGACCGTTCCGCCCGCCTTCGAACCACTCGGATCCGGTGACGCTCGTCACATCGGCGAAGACGTCCCGCTCGGTCTGCTGGACCGCCTGCGGGACATGGAGATCGCTCTCCGTGAATTCTTCGCGGATCAGTGTGATCACGATCGAACGGTCCATCAGACGACTCCCTCGGGCCAGACTGTGTAGCCGGTAGCGGCCCAGAGCTGGCCTTTCTGCGTCTCGTAGCTCTTCGCGAGTCGGTCGTAATCGTCCGGGCTCCCGAAGTGCATTCTGCAATAGGTGATCACCGCGCGGAGCGTGAGCTTATCAAATGCGACGACCTGATCGCCCTCGATGCCTGCGATGTTGAGATCCAGGAGCGCCGCCTCGATGAGATCGGAGAGCTCATCGTCGAAGGCTGTCGTCGTTACTCGGAGCGCCATCCGGACCCTCCGCAGTGTGTCCTGCATGTCCATGTGTCGCCCTCCTTCCTGCTACTTTTTCGCTGTTGCTTTTTTCTTTGCCGGGGCCTTCTTCTTTGCCGGCTTCTCCGGTTCCGGAGTTGGTTCCGGGATCGGCTCGATGTAGGCCTCAGCCGCACCGATCGCAAACAGACGAGCGGCCTCCGCATTGCTTACTGCATGGAGGCCCTCATCTGCGAGAATATGCGTCGGTCTATGGACGCGGACGATCATGCCGCGGCCTTTGTAACGACGGTAAGATAGCCCGGTTTTGTGACTGCGATACCGACGAACAGACGTCCGATAATGCGGATCATGTCCTCCGGCGCGAGTGTGTACTCGTCGAAGATAAACTTCACTTCATTGCCGTTCGGAAAATTGGCTGTGATGCCGTCGAGGTCGCCGACGATCATGTAAGGAGTATCCTCGGCGAGTGTGTCGCTGTAGTCAGACAGAGTGCCGGCGGAGACTCTGACAGCCTCGATGCCGTCGAACGGGTCGCCGACGTTCTGTCCGCTGGAGATCTGGAGCTTGCGCAGGGCGGCGTGTGTCTTTCTGGTCATGACTGCGACGACGTCGGTCGCTTCGTCTGCTGTCAGCTCTGCCTCTGCGGATACGATGGTAGCCGCGTCAAGGTTTGCCTTGAGCGTAGCGACATACGGCAGAGAGTTATCTGTCGAGAGCGCAGCCGTTACTGCCGCCGCCAGAGCGGTCTGTCCTGCCTTCTTTACAATCTTGTAGTCGATTTCGTCGTATACATAGTCCAGGAATGCCTGTCCCTTGAGGTCCATGACTTCGTCAGAGACAGAGATCCATTTCTTGATGTTCTGCGGAACCAGTGTGACCTTGCCGAGTGTAAGCTGTTCCTCTGCCGGTGCCTCTGTGCCTTCCAGATGGATCACTGCATCGGTTCCGGAGATTTCGAATCCGACGGTATAGTTTCCCTTAACAGAGACTCTGTTCAGTCTCTGCATGATCGGGTCATTCTGCCATGCGGCTTCGATCTTGTCCGCGACGAAGTCCGGGACTTCAATCTCGCCGCCGCCGTTTGCGGAGATCAGGGAGCGGAGCTCTGCATCGTCGCCGCTCTTTACGTATTCGGCGAACGCGTTGATGTATTCTTTCGAGTTTCTGAATTCTGGCATGTTCTTTCCTTCCTTGCGCACTTCTACTGCGCTCTTTGTGCTGTCGATTGCTTTGACCTGAGCCCCTGCAACGCGTGCCCGGAGCTCTTTTGCGCTTTCCGCTCTCGCCCGGAGATCGGCCTCTCTCGCCTGCAGTGCGTCGACCTCGGCAGAGAGCTTTTCGAGATCCGCGTCGTCCGCGGTCATCTCTGTTTCGATCTCTTTCAGGCGGAGCTGAATGTCGTCGTGTTTCATCTCTTCGATGTTCATTCTTTGCCCTCCTTCATGAGCTTTATCTTTAATGCGAGGCGTTTCCGATCTCTTTCTCTCTTCTCGCTTTCCAGTCGCTCCGCCTCCTTTTCCATCTCTCCGTGGAAAAGGTCACGAGCTGAGAGTCCGATGTCCGTGTATGGATTCGCGGGAAATGCCACCGCTGAAATGTCGTAGAGCTTGGAGATCGAATCGATCACGCGGACGTTGTTGATCGTTGCGTCAGGATCTTTTCTCTCCCAGTGGTAGTCGTCGACGATAAAAGAAAAGGACATCTGGGAATAATTCCCGACGCGGATGTCCTCGAGCATCTCTCTCGATGCCCCTGTGAGCCCCAGATTCGTCTCTGTAGCGAGTCCGTGCTCGTCGGTCGACAACTTGACCGAACCGTTTTTTGTGCGCGCCAGAACGCGCCCTGCGTGATCTCTAAGGAAGACGACATCGCTCATGTCAGCGTCGTCGAATGCCTGCGGAGAGATCCGCTCATAGATCGGACCGAAGTCCGGATCGACATATAGCTCGTACGTGTCAAAAGTTGAGGCATATCCGCGGACGACTGCGTCCTCGGTGCCTTCGGATCTGATCTCGAACGAGCCCAGATTTCTGTATTCTCTGTCTTTCTTAATTGGCATCGTCTGCCTCCTCTCCGGTCGCTGTGACCTGTGTCTCCGCGTTGAGATATTCTCCGCGGATGATGTACTCCTGCCCGGATCCGTCGGGGATCGGCGGGAGATTCCAGATCTCGCGAGCGTCGTCCCTGTTGAGGATCCCGCGGTCGACGAGCTGGGTCGAGACGTTGAGCTTTTCCGTCGTGCTCATGTACTGCAGGCGGTTACTCGTTGCCATGACTCGCGTCCCCTGGGCGATCTCTCGGTCCGAGAAGATGGCGAGCGTCATCGCCTCGGAGAACATGATTGCGAAGTGCTCTGTTACCGACTCGTAAAAAGCGGCCCATTTATCGCCGACCGCCTTCGACTGGAGGATGTCCTCATTCACTCCGAAGTAGTTATAGACATTCGTCCGGATGGACTCCTGCTCTGCATCGCTGACCGTGTACGGTTTCGAATCGATCTGCCGGACGTCCTTGAATTGATTCGGGAACAGTAAGATTCCGCCATCTTTTTCGTCCTCGGCCTTCAGATTTAATTCCGTAAATCTGCGCCGCTCGTTGCGGATGTCCTCGTCCTTCTGGAAATTCGCCATCGTCGCCATGAAGCGGAATGTCGCTCCATTTTTGACGGCCTCCTCGATGCCTTCATTCTGGAGATGGATCAATTTCATCGTCGGATCCAGAGCGTCGTTCCTCGTTCCAAAGAAATCGCTCTTGTACTGGAATCGCGTCAGGACTGCGCAACGATCGAGACGCTCCGCCGCGGTCGTCCGGTCTTTGAATGTGAACCGGAGCCATGGGACGCCATCGTATTCGATGACATCCGTCCGCTCGCAAAGAAGCGGATAATAGCCGACGATCTCCATATAGTCGTCGTAGACCGGGACGATCACCAGCGTAGAATTCATGTCGAGGATCGTGCTCGCTCTATACATGAATTGACTCCATGTCTGCCAGCTATTCGGGCGGATCCGGAGTCGTGCCTGCAGTTTCGGCTGTGCGCTCCCGATGATCTCGACCTTGAGCTTTGAGGCATGACGAGCCCGGACATCGATCGCCGCTCGGACGAGATCGCTCTCATAAATGGAGCCGTTCCATGTCGTGAAGTGGGGCTTGTAGGCCGTTACCGTCCGGAAATAGGCCTCGGCTCGCGGGTCGGCGGGATGCGGCCTCTCCTGCTTTTTTGGGAATAAAAAATCAAGCAATCCCATGATTTAACCTCCTGTCTCCGCCGACTCGTTTCGGAGCTGTGCGGAGATCTCGTCCGCGTATTTCTGCCGCATGCACAAGGCATCAAGCAGAGCCGCGGTCGCGTCGATATGTGTCGAGGCATTGGCCTCGATCTTGACAAGCTGTTTTCGATTTCTCTCTGGCGAGTACTTGATCGCCGAGTTGAGAAGGTGGACCTTGAAGAGATCATTGTCTCCGATCCGGATCGTCCCGTCGGCGATCAATCCGGTCGCCTCATCGATGACCGGGGTCAGGTTCGGTCCCTGATATACGTCGTCGCAGTGAAATCCTTGGCCTTTGAGGTCTTGGATTAGATACTGTGCGGAGTAGCGGTCATATCCGATTTTGAGCGGAAGGATTTCGTATTCTGTCACGAGGTCCGTGATGTAGCGTTCGACATCGTGGTAGTCGACGAAATTCTCCCCGGAAGGGGACAGGAATCCGCGCTCGATGTACTGCTGGTAGGGGAGGCCATCCCTCGCCGTTGCCTCCTCGATCTTCTTCGACGGAAGCCAGAAGTGCGCGATTGCATGGATCAATTTATTTTTTTCGATGAGAACCACCGCCGCTGTGAGGTCGGTCGTTTGCGAGAGGTCGATCCCGACGACGCAATAGCAGCCGCGAAGATCATCCAATCCGAACGGGACTCCGGAGAGGGACTCGACCGCCTGAGCGCTGAGCCATGCGCTCGTCGCGTTCTGTTTGATGTTGCAGCGCTTGCATAGAAATTCTGCTTTCGCGACGAGATCCGTCTCGGCGACGATTGCCTGCTCGATGAGCGTGTCCACGCTGATGCTTACGCCCAGATTCGGGTTCGATTTGGGCCACTCGTTGATGTCGTTCCATTTGTCGACGTCGTCGATCTGGTAGATGAAAGGGGCGAAGTGCTTCTCCTTGGAGTTTCCTATGAGAAGAGCGGTCGCTCTTTTGAACAGCGCGTCATATATGCCCTCCGACTCGTATCCGGCTGTCGAAATGGAAATAAAAAGGGGCTGTTTGCGGGCCCCTGCCGCGGAAATGTTGACGTTGTACTGGCGGAGGCCGTTCTGCCCGGGCCAGCTTGCGATTTCATCCGCAATCAGGACGGATGGATTCAGTCCGTCTGATTTTCTGCTATTGAAAGCCAAAGGCTTCGCGGTCGTGTTCCATCTTTCGAAATAGAGATCATCTCTCCGCTTTCGTGCGAGCTGGGAGAGATCAGGATCCGTGCGGATCATCTCGCAGAGGCCGTTGTAGCAGATTTTTGCCTGCTCGAGTTTCGGCGAAATGAAATAGATCCGCCCGCCATACTCTCCATCCAGTGTCGCCGCATATGCGGAGATAGCCGCGCAAAGAAGCGTTTTGCCGTTCTTCCGGGCGATGATGATCAGGATCTCGGAGAAGGTCCGGATGCCTTCCTCGTCGACGATTCCAAAAATGACGGAGATCAGCGCTTTCTGCCAGAGCTCGAGCTTTAAGAGATCATTCCGTCCCTCGTTGTGGCGACAGAAGGTCTCAATGAATCGGACCGCTCTCGTCGCTTTCTTGGCGCTATAGAAAAAGGACTTCTGCTCGAGTCCCTTAACTATGTACTGATACCAGAGCCGGATCCATCGTCCGACGACGATCTCTCCGCTCTGGATGCCTTGGTAGTATTCAAAGATGTAATTAGTCATCCTCGAGGCTGTTCAGGAAGTCATCGAGGCGGCTCGTCGGCGGGGCCTCGTCTCCCATGCTCTTCACAATGTTGATCAGCGTCGCCACCGTGCCGTTGGCGGCTGTGCTGGTCTTGTTGTATTCGGTGATTGCGGGATTCGCGACGAGATTCTGTCTTCCTTTGACATACTCTTTCGTTACGGTCGCCCCGTGCTCTTGGATTGCCTTCTCGAGATCCTGCAAGATTTTCATTTGTACTTGGTAGCGTTTGAATGTGGTCCGGAAGAAGAAATTCGTCTGAATACCTTTTTCTTCGGCCCGGGCGAGTACTTCCTCGGCCTGCTCTTGGAGGGTGAGCCCTCTGATCGCTGTCATAGCTTTGTCGCCTCCTTCCCTGTTTCTTCTTCCCATCTGCGGATGATCCCGTCGGCATACTCCGGAGAGAGCTCCATCGTGTAGCAGACGCGGGACAGCTGCTCGCATGCAATGAGCGTCGTCCCGGAGCCTCCGAAGAGGTCGAGGACCTTGTCACCTGGCTTTGTGCTGTTGCGGATCTGCCGCCGGATCAATGCGAGCGGCTTCATCGTCGGATGATCCGCTGAGCGCACCGGCTTGTGTTCATATTGGACCGTCGAGATCTCATTCGTGAGATCCCGGAGGATCTGGATCAGCTCGTCCTTGTCCTTCGATTCGAGATCATCGTCGACGACTGTCGAGAGCGTCCGCAGGTCGATGAAATAATGACCGGATCCCGGCTTCCATCCGTATAGGCACGGCTCGTGCTTCCATTGGTAGTCCTGCCGCCCGATGATGAGCGAGCTCTTGACCCAGATGATATTCTGGCGGATCGGCGCTCCGAGCTCTTCGAAAATGGACCGGAACACGAGTCCTTGGAAATCTGCATGCCAGCAGTAGTAGACGCCGCCGGGCTTCAATGCTTCGAGGCCGTTCCCGATCGTCCGCCGGAGGAATTCCCGGAAGTCCTCGTCTGTCATTGCATCGTGCGCGATCACCTTCCCGTCGGTCCTGCGTCGGCGGCGCTTCGCCTCTTCGATGTCTGTGATGCCGATATCGACGTTGTAAGGCGGATCTGTCTCCAATAGATCCATCGGCTCGCCGCCGGTGAGTTTCCGGACCTGATCCGGATCCGCGGAGTCTCCGATCATGAGGCGATGCTCTCCGAGTTTCCAAACCTCGCCGGGCTTGGTTATCGGCGGGAGCTTTTCCTGCGCCGGTGCCGGTTCGACATCCGGCTCCATGCTCTCGTCGAAGAGAATGTCGTCGACGTCGAATCCGGTGAGCTCGATGTCGAATCCCTCGCTCTGGAGCGCTTTCAATTCGTCGGAGATGAGCCCCGTGTCCCAGTCGGCTAACTCTCCGAGACGGTTATCTGCGAGGATGTAGGCCCGTTTCTGGGCCTCTGTGAGGCCGTCCGCGTATAGTGCCGGGACTTCCTCCATCCCGAGATACTTCGCCGCCTCGAGCCTCCCATGCCCGCACAGGATCATGTTCTCGTTGTCGAGTAGGATCGGATTTAAAAAGCCGAATTCCTTGATGGACTCGGCGATCTTGCGGACCTGTTCCGGTCCGTGGATTTTTGCGTTATTTTGATACGGTTTAATCGAATCAATGCGTACTTGGTGCACTGTGGCATTCTTCAGCATGTTTACCTCCAATATGTCCCGACTTGCGCCGGGATATCCGGAGCCGCTCGCTCGGCGTCCGGATGTTCGCTCTCGTTCCAAAAATCAGCGCGAGGCCTCGGAGTGAAAAGCGAAGGATCCCGCCTCGGTCCCTTGGGCCTCCGTCGCGGAGCCCACCCGGGGGAGGGTATCCGGTCATCGGATATCGAATATCCGATTAATTTTTGATGATCACGCGCCCGTACTCGTCGACCTTGTAGCG